TTCATCACCTATAACAGCACCGTAATCTTCAAAAAACTTTTTAGGCATTTTATATAATGATTGCCAAGTTGAGATAACTATTCTTTTGTCTTCATCAATATCATAACCGTGATATTTTCTACTGACATTTGTTTCTACATCATATCCATAGTCCTTAAAATCCTTATATAATTGTTCTACTAATGATGTTGTAGGTACTATAATTAAAACGTTATTGTTTATCATATTTAAATAATGTCTTACCAACATATAGATAATAAGTGACTTACCAGAAGCTGTAGGCGATAAAATAAGACCTCTTTCATATTCTAAGGCAAATTTAAATGCGTTTATTTGATAATCTCTTGGTTTGATAGTTAGTCTGTATTCTTTAATTATATCGTCTATATCGGCGGCTGAGAGTGTCCTATGCGTTAAAATAGTACTAGATTCTACTATATGTATGTTTTTTTTATTACACCAGTCTTTTAAATAAGGATATAGACCAACATACATTTGACCTGTTGCATATGAATATAATCGTATTTTACCATCCCATACACGATTACGAAACTGTGGTGTAAACTTATAACCAGGCACTTCAAAAGAGAAGTAATCTGAAAGCTCTCTACGAATAGAAGCATCAGCATCTATACGAATATAAACATCATTAATTTTATCTACTATTATATTTTGCATGTTTAGATAAATGGTTTTCCTACAATCCATCCTACTAAGGATTTTCGTATACCTTTAGTAATGGGGTTAACTTTATGCCAAATAAAACTAGGAAATACAATCATAGTTCCTGGTTGATTATTTTCTATTTTTATATATTTTTGTTTATCTGTTTTAGGAGAGGGAATACATATTTCAAATTCACCACCTTCATAATCATTATTCAGTAATAAAGTAAAACTTAATTTTCTAATTAATCCATTTGGGTATGGTTGATTGTGAGTATCAATGTGCCAATCGTATAAATCATTTTGCTTATAAACTGTGTATTGAAATGGCTCATATTCTGTAAGATTATAGTTCCAAGTTTTATTACAAGTTTCAATTGTGCTTGATAAAATGTTTTCAATACTTTCATCTTTAATCCAAGATATAGTTGATTTACGATTGTTTTGATTTCCTTCTTGTATCTTTGCGCTGATCAAATCTTGTTGTTCACCAACTGTAATTATTTCGTTACAAATACTCTTAGAAATAACCGATGGGTGTACCTTGTGAGATTCGATTGTAAACATTTTAGATAATACCAGAAGTAAACTTCTTCCACTCTATAGCATTTTTAATTTGAAATGTACGATTTGAAATGATACGAATAGTTTTATCTAAGTAATCAACCACACTTTGTATATAAGTTACCTTTTGTTCTAGTTTAATTAAGTCAGTATCAGCTTTAATATACTTGTCAACATCTTGCTTAAGTAACTTTATATTAAAAGGTTTTTCTTGGTATACTTGCGGATCCGCTTTACCAGTATAATATTCCCATTTTTCTACCAATAATCTATCTCTATCTTGTTCAGTCTTCTTTAACAGATTGATATATTGATTGTGAAATTTACAATACTTGTTGTGTAGTTGTGGTGTTTTTAATGATTCTAAATCTAATTCAGTATCATTAAGTTTAAGGTCTTTTTCGGCTAATGCCTGCAGTTCATCAAAGGTCATAATAACTCCATTATATTTGTTCTTAATATTTAGTTAACTATTAAGAAGTAGTTTCTACCGTGCCACTAGAACTTATATTTGCAAATTCGTATATCTTATATTGAAATGTAACACTAGCAGTTAAGTAATCAACATCAGTAGCTTGTTGATTGTAATCTAATCCTGAAAGTGAAATTGGATATATATCTCTAAAACGTATTTCTATATTTGAAGTATTTTTACTTGTTAATACAAATAAAGTAGCATCTGAATATAAACCACCATCATCTGATGTACCTTTAGAAACTTGTCCTAATTCACTTGAATAGTTTTCACTTGTTGTTGTAGGATATCTATCAGAACCAGCAGATTGTAAACTTCTATATTGTGAATAGTCTTTTGGAAATCCAAGACCTGTTAACCATCCATGTATCTCTCTATAGTTTTCTAAGTTTTCATCTACTAAAAAAGAGATATTTAAGGTATCATAATCTAGTTTGTCACCAGGCATGGGTACATCTTTAAAAGGTGTAGGTTCTATTGCAGTACCTAGTGTAATACCAGGTATGTTTGCAGCTGTACAAAAGTATTCTACTTTTGGTAGTTTGATAATACCAAACTTAAACTGTGTAGGACTTGCATAGTCCAATTTAGTGGGTTGTCTATTGTGTGTGTTTGTAGTAGTCATGCTACTATTTATCTGTTTGTTTATCTACTTCTTGCCACTCTTTTTCAGTTGCTTCTTTGACCAATTCTTTTTCTGATTCAGTAAGTACTTTTTCTTGTGTTTCAACTTCTTTAATCTTTACTTCTATTTCATCTAATGGATTCTTAGGATTAAGTTGTTTCAAACCATAAAAAACAAATGCGCCAAAAACTGCAATAATAATCAAACCATATATTGTTTTAATATTTTTTTTCATACTTTTATTTATGCTAAAAAAAAAGGGCGACTTTTTAGGGCCGCCCTTTTTAAATTTCTTAACGAAATATTACATTAAGTTCGCAATTTGAACTTTTCTGTAATATCTGTTTGCATTAGCAGATGTTAAACCATCAGCAGTAATAGCGTCGCCAGCACCAGCACCAGCAAATGGGTTCGCTACTAGACCGTATCTAGTTTTGAATCCAATTTTTGGTTGGAATGTGTCTTGGCCAACTGCTCTTACCATTTGTAGAGGTACATATGGGCAGTAGAATATACCAGCGTCATACGGTGAAGTACCTTTGTAACCTACTACAAAGTATTGACTAGCACTTGAGTTTGCACTATATGGATCAATATAAACTTTATATTTACCATTTAATACACCAGCAAAAGTGTTTCCTGAGTCATCAACATTTAAGTTGTTGTTTAACGCAGGAGTATAGTCTAATACACCAGCCATTTGTAAAGCACTAGCAACATCAGATGAACAGATAATCATATTACCTTTTCCTCTTCTTGTTCTTTGTGCGATTACGTTAGCATCTCTCTCTAATTGGAACATTAGGCCTTTAAATCTTTCAACAGACCATCTACCGTTAGAGTCTGTATCTAGGTCAAAGATACCTGCAGTTGTTGTATTAGTTTGAGCACCTTTTTCAGATCCAATGTAAACTGATCTTACAACTTCTCTATTGATTTCCGCAAGGATTTCAGCAGATAAGATGTTTGATAATTCAGTTTCAGCATCTAAGCCGTGGATTGCTTTAAGGTCTTGTGCTAATTCCATTGTGTACTCGGCTTTAAGCGCTCTTGATTTAGCAGTCACAGTTGATTTCTCAATTGAGAATGCCATTTCAGCAAACGCATTACCAGAGGCATCACCTAATGCTTCTGCATAGTCAGTAGTCATTCCTGATCCACTTGTGTATGCACCTGCAGGTGTGTCGTTAAGTACAGCTGGGTTAGTTCCAGATTGTGCAACTCCTGTTTTACCAGACACAGATGATCCAGCAGCATTTCTGCCTGAAAAATCTGAGTCAGCTTCGTCAAAAAGAGCTTCAGTACCACCTTGAGTTGAGTATCTGCTTCTCATAGCAAATATCAAACCAGTTGGTCCTGACATTGGTTGTACACCTGCAATATCGTAAGCGATAAGGTTAGGCATAGCTCTTCTTACTAAGCTAATTAAAATAGGATTCCAGTTATTGATATTGGCACCAGTTGCGTTAGTAGGCGCAGCTTCCGATAAGAAAGCAGCATCTTCTTTTAACGCTTTTTCTTGGTTTTCTAATACCATTGAAGTAACGGCTCTTTTATAAGCACCCTCGATCTTTGGAAGATCAGGATGTTCTAAAACGGGCTGCCACTTTTGTTGTATTGATTCAGATAAAAACATTTTTCTATCTCTCCTTCTTTAGTTAGTTAACTAACCCTTACTTTAAGTAAGGATTTTTCTTTGTTTTACTAATTGCAGCAGTATATGCAGCCATTGATTCAGACAAGTCTAAACCAGCATTGTTTTCTGCTACTTCATTAGATTCGTTATCACTCGCTTTTGCTTTAGGGAAGTAAGAATTTTTTAAAGTTTCTACACTTTTTCTAAAACTGTCAGCGTCTTTATATTCAATACTCTCTGCTAAACCTTTAAGTTTCTCAACTTCAGTTGCAACAAGATCAGATGATACATCATTTATAACTTCTTCTCTTGTAGATTCTGCAAGTTTTGAATTTAACTCAACGTTTTTTTCGATAGTTTTGTTAACTTCTTCTTTTAACTTTTCTATCTCAGCAGCTTGATTCTCAATTACATCATACTTCTCTTGTGGAACATTGATGTAGTGAGATTCAAATAAAGATTTAAGACCACCGATAAAATCTTCAGTAATCTCATTTCTTAAGCCTTTTTCTATTGCCAATTCGTTTTCTTTCATCCACTCCTCGACAACATAGTTTAGATAAGCGTCAACTTTGTCAACGATTTCTTCTTTAACTTCAGAAACTTTTTCGTCAACTTTTGCTTCGTATTCGCTTTCTAATTTTTCAATTTCTTCGACAAGTTTTGCTTTAACAGCAGACTCGAAAATTGTAGCCGCTTTTGCTTTAAACTCCTCTGATAGGTTTTCACCTTCAGTTAAAGCATCAACGTCTTCTTTCATATCCATGTCTTTTACTTTATCTTTAGCAGACATTTCTTTTTTCACTTCTTTCTCATCTTCTTTTTCTTCTGCTTCTTTAACGTCTTTTTTCTTGTCATCATAAGACTCTTCTTTTTTCTTTTCATCTTCTTTTGACTCAGATTCTTTAACGTCTTTCTTGTCTTCTTTTTCTTCAGATTTCTCGTCTTCTTTACCATTCTTTTTATCTAGGTATTTTTTAAGACCAGCGGGCATCTCACCTTCTTTCACATCTTTTTTCTCATCATCTTTTTTATCAGCGTGTTCTGCCTCTTTCATATCTTCTTTTTCTTTTTCGTCTTTTTTCTCGTCAGCTTCGTAAGCAGCTTTGATTTCTTCTTTATCATCAGATTTCTCAGCACTTGCTTTTAGAGATTGCATAGCATCAGCTTGACCTGCACTTTTTTGGTGTGCGTCACCAGTAATGTGGTTAACGCCTTGTGCGAAATCTATTTTAGCATCTGTAGGTGAAGTAATTGCTTTTGACATTACTTGTTGTACAGTCGCTTGTAGCGATTTAGCGGGTTCAGCTGGAGCTGCGTTTTTCTTTGGCAAATCTGCCACAGTATTATCAGCCATTGTTGTTTCTCCCATAATGGTTACTTGTTAATTATTGCAATAAATACACTACTCCTATCGGAAAGTGTCAATTACTATTTATAAAATTACAGTTTTTTAAGAAAAGATTCAAATACTTTAGCATTTTTCTCTGCTCTAGCAATTCTTTCTTTACTCTCTGCTTGTAACTTTAATTCTCTAACCTCTGCTTCTTTCAAAATCCCATTATCCCAAACCCACTCTTTGCCTTCCATAATGCCTTCTACGAAAGCGTCTGGAGCGCTAGGGTCTGCAACTATATCAGCTGCGGTTGCAAGGTAAAAATCGTCTTTGACTACATTAGCACCAC